CGTCAGCATTTGTTGGATCCCCACGTCAGCATCGGGCTCCAGGGTGGACGTTGTGTGTGTGAGTGATGGTTGGGAGAGACAGCGCCGAGTAATGGGCAACTGTGAAAGGCGTTACCGTGTAGACCTTTGTCGTAACGGGCGATAAATAATTCGCTGTCCTCCATGTTTTCCCGCGCGGGCCTTTTGGTCCGTTTCCGGGTGCACGCATCACACTCAGATCGTCCTAATTATTCCCTGTTGAATCGGTGCTCCTGAAACCACGCCTTTTGGTGTTGGATGGGGGGATTTCTGTGGCTCGAACTTGCAGTAGCCACGGAGCGCGGAGAACCGGGTGTTGAGAAGAAGGACTGGCTCCTGTCATCGGTGCGCGCAACCGCCACCAGACCAGCGTACGGTTAGCCCTACGATGCCGCCTTCCGCAAACGCCTACTATCCGCTGCAGCGACGACTCCCGCTTGGACTAAGCAACAATGGAAGCTGCTCCCATTGAAAGTTTGGGTTGTGCCCAGCCGAGGAAGGTCGATGGTTTTCCCGAGTCATCGCCTCGTAAAACAAAGCCTGTTTGTGCATTGTCTTGTTTGTCAGTTGCATCTCAAAATGTGGGCGTGATGTCCCCACAAGTTTCTGTCGACGACGCAGTACACCAACGTGCTCAAGTGGCAATTCGGCATTCGCAAGCCGTTTTGTCCTTGGCGCGCGTGGGCCGCGCCGTCAAACATGCGACTGCAACACTCGATCTGGGTGTTCGAGTGCAGTCGTTTGGGCCGTTCAGTGCGACTCAATCAGCGGCGTGTGCCACTGTTGACGCCTGCGGCGACATGATTACCAAGCACTTGGAAGAGTTACCTACTCTTTTACCACGCACACGTGTGGCATCCACGCGTGTCCTTCTTGCTGCAGGGATCATGTCTGTGCAACTGTTCGCGCGCACAGCGAGAATCACAACACCACGCACGACGTTTACTTTGCGATACACAAGCCCCGCGCTTGTTCCGATCGTGCGTCGGCTCACACGCGCACCCGACGCTTACGCGCTGGCATCCGCGCTGCACCGTCGCATTCTTGGACCCCGCGCTCTCCCCCTTCTCGCTCACGCCGCGCACCTCACTCGCGTTGAAGTCTCAGCAGCTTTCACGACTCAACACACCGCGCACAATCAAGCGATCTTGCGAGCATACACACACTCCATTCGCGACATGCACTACCGCGCCCAAGCCGAACGTGCACGCATCGTTGTTGCAAATGCGCGGCACGAACGGAAACTCACAGTCCAAGCAAGGCGCAAGGTTGCTCGCGCACTTGGTTTGGACATTCGTTCCGCGCGCCGTGCTGCACGCAACAGTCGTCGAAAGCACGCTGCTGCCGTGCGCCAGCGTCGCAACTCTCTCGAACGTCAAGCTCGTGCGGCAGCCGCTCGACAACATGCCCGTCTTTTACGGGCGCACGCCGACATCACATCGCGACCGCGCTTATCGGGTGGCGCGCCACCTGCCCATATTGCCGTGAGTGCCGAAGGACAAATGCCGGTGTGGGGAATGGTCCGCCATGGCCGTGCTGTGCCGAATCTCAACTACATCACAGTTGGTCGGCAAATTTCGTGCCAATTCGCGGCCAGGACCGACGTGTGTGTGCAGAATGCCGAGGGTCGACGTTTCATCCACCCCATCAATGACGTCCTCGCCGATCTGTACACGAATCGTCCAAACGACATGCCGCATCTCGGTGGTCGTTATTTCCCTGTTTGCCGCGATGTCGCGCTTGTCCGGCACGACCGCCACCCCGTTGGGCGCAACACATGCTTTTATGACGCCATCCTCGCCAATGTCCCCCCGATTTACTTTGGGCTTGTGGACGCGGTTTCCGGCCTCGATTTGCGCCACTGCATGCTTGAGCGTCTCGCGCCACGGTTCCGTGACCATGCACGTCGCATCATGACGATTCATCGCGCCAATTTCATGTTTGGTGCAGATGCAGCGCAACGCCCACCATTCGCCGAACACGAGGTTGAAGGGCTCAGTGCAATCGACTACGCGACACGCACCGATGGCATTGCGCTCGACGTCAACGACGACGCTCAAGTCGCAGCATGGTTCACACGCGCGCGAGCCATGGAGGTTCCTCAGACTCTTGAAGTCTTGCTTGCTGCATCGGTTTTACAAATCCATGTAAGCATTCGGCATTTTGACGACGACGGTTCGGGCATCCGCCGTGATTTGTCGATCACTGGCTTTGGGGTGGGTCCGATCGCGATGATGCGGTTGGCCGATGAGCACTACGAACCAGTCGCTCCCCGCTTGGACCGCAGAGGCGTGGCGCAGCGTGAACCTCGCTTGCGCTCACCCATTGCCATAACGGTTCTCCCTGACGCGCCGGAAGTGGTGTCGTTGCCCGCTGCGGTCGAAATCATACCGCAAGCGCCCGCCATTTCTGATCCCGGGGAAACCTTGTCCGGCGCTGCGCCGTCGACACCAACGCCGCCAGTCGTGGTCGCAACACCGGCTCCACCACCGTCAGCTCCTGTGGCCGCACCGGTCGCCGTGCCTGTGCTTGCAAGTTCCCCGACGGAACAGCCCAACGCGTCGCCATGTCCAGCCGCTACCGCATCACAGCATGTAGCGAGTGACGACCCACCGCGGCTTGACCTCGCGCCAGCTGGCGTGCGATGGCACCGATCGACACGTGATGTGTTGCGCATCGAGAATGGCACTGTGACTCTGCCGCTTCCGCCAATGCCAGCCACAGAAAGCAACCCCATCCCCATTGAAGGTGAGTGGGTGCGATACGACGTCGACACAGGCTGCGTTCCGTACGCACGCATTGTCGTCGCGGTTTGCACGCTCCGGCCTGTCATGGTGGACTGGCAGGACGCTTCGAACCAGCGCGTTGACAACGCTGATGGGTTCTGTTTCCCGTGTGACGCTGGGGAAGTCTGCATTGTACGACGCTCACGTGACTGGCGTGCAGTTTTGATGCGCGTCTTTTTCGCGCTGTTGCGCGCACAAACCGCCAGCCTTCTGCTGCGCGTCCTTCCCTTCGTACCCTGTCCTTTTTGGCTCGTCATCGCGCTGAATGTGGGCACGGTTGTAGTCACCCTGTTCGTCGACCATGCTGAGTCGTTATTTGCTGACGGTGACCCAGGCATTGTCGCGTTGGTCCATGTTGACATTCACGCACAACACGTCGCGCCCATCGTGCGGCGCACCTGGTGGACGAATTTTGTCATGCGGTGTACTGGTCTTGCTCGACGCGCAACGCAGACGCGCGTCTTTCCCGCGCGCACACACTTCCACGACAATGCACGCGTCAGTCAACCCGTTCAAGCCTTCATTGACCAGTCTTATTGCGGTGTTGACGCCAACCTCGCGACCATACTGCCATATCCCGAGCTCATTTGTGAAGCACTCAATTCTTCGAGCTCTGCGAACGCCACAAACGAAGAACTCACTGCAAAAGTCAGCGTGTTGATCCGACGCGAACTTGCTAAGGGCACTTTCGCCGGCTTAACGCACGACCCCGCCACGTTCTTGCAGTTGCGCAATGGTTTGTATGAAGCGTACGCGATGGGGCGTGCGGTCGCCGCGGGATACGCGCGCGTGGCCGGACCACCACGCACTATTGTCATTCCAGGCATGAGCAATGGCACCGACGGATTCCGACGTCCAGACACTTTGAAGCCACAGTGCAAAGGTTTGTTCATCACACGCCCTGACTTCGAGGTTCGCAGAACGCATTACGCTCGGCTAGAATCCATGCCGCTGACACCGCAAATCCATCAGTTCGCTGCGTACCCCGGTGACGACACCGATGGCTTCGATGAACCACTCGAGCTCGAAGAAGCATTCGACGACAACCATTATTACTTCAAGCCACAGCGTAAGCGCAATTGTCGGCGATGCCTCACCTGGTGCAAAATCGGCATTCGAAAGTTGCGCCACGCCATCGTGACCAAGGCACAGGAGCTTACGGAACTGCGCAGCCTCACGGGAGGTTCGAGTGACGACGACGACTTTGGTTTGTCCGACGTCATGGCCAACTTGCACCTCGTGGACAGTCAGCATGCCGATTATCGCGAGGTCCACGCTCGTGGCTCGCTGCCCGACAATCACTCATTGCGCATTCTCGGCGCTCAACGTGACGCGGGCGAATCGATCCGGCGCTATTCCGCCTTTCGCAAGAATGGTGAGTTACTGTGGGACCCGATGCCATTGCGCGACCTACCGATTTGTCGTCCATATGTGGCCGTCGGCGACGACCAATGGTTGCAGTGTATGTCGTATGAGCGCTACCCATGTGACGCACGGCGCGTTGCCCACGAGCATTCCGTGCTTCAAGACCTCGATTGGAACATACATGGCTTTGGCTGCACCTACCGACAACTCAGGTCGTGGGAGTTTGAGCGTTCCGCCCCGAAAGAAGTCGTGACGCGCATCACCTTGAACTGTTCTGCTCCGCCTGGTGCCGTCTTGGGAACAAGTTGGGGCACAGTCCCCTCACGTGGAATTTTCTTCTCCATCTACCGTAGTACGCTCGCGCCATTCCGCATAACTGACTTTGACGATGACCTCGAGCCTGAACCGCGGTATGCGCATCGCGTGAATTTGTTCCCTGGCGACCCCGACGTTTCCATACAACCATGGCTTGACGGGCGCCCGATTTACGTGCATTGCGGCATGCTGACAGAAAATTTTGCATTCCGCCCACTGAACCCCGGCACAGAACGCGACTTGGAAGCCTTGTTCAACAATCTTGAACGCATCGCATTCCACCTTGAACCAGAGCTGGCCACACTTCGTGCCTCACGGTTTCGCCAATACCCTGTCCACATTGACAACGAGACCAACATTTGGCGCCCGCTGACTCAATTGCGCAACCTCACAGGTGGTGGACGATGTGAAGGGTGCGGCGAAGCGTCACAAGGGCGACACCGATGCCCTGCGTTCGGCACTTTTCATTCATGTGGGCTCATGATGGTGCGCGTGACACAACCGACGACACACGTTTATTGTCCAAAATGTCACAATACGGACCACGCGCGTCGGGCACTCAGTCACCTCCTGTCAACCGAGGTTGACACGTCATGGCGACACGGTCGCCCGTGGGCCGCTCGATGCCTGCCGTTCGCTTGCCCGACTCGTGAAGCGCGGAAAGAAGCGTGCCCTGACCCAGCGGTTAAGTTCCGGATGATCGACGGTGACGTCGTTGCGTTGTTCCCTGAACCGCGGAAATTCGCCCCACAACTTGTGGCGATTGGATTTGTCAATCGCATGCCGTTCGTCACTCGCGTGTCGCACGCTTCAGTGCGGTCCACATTGCTTGGGCGCGCTCTCGTCTCACCACGTCCTGCGCCGTGCATTGATGAGCTCGAGCAGTATGCAGCACGCTTCATTGCCGACGTGCGTGAGGTCCGGGGCATGGAAAAGATACGCGCAACGAATTTCGCCGAATGGAATGCCCGGTTTCCGCGTGGCAAGCAGCAAGCCCACTTCCGTGCACGCGACGCGATCGTACGCGGTGACTTTGATTCACGTTGGTTTGAGCGCAAATTCTTCCTCAAGTTCGAAAAACTTGCGAAGAATCTCGCCGACGGGGATTACGCAGGGCGCGCGATTTCCGCCGTGAGTGCTGAAGCCCAAGTCGCCCTCGGGCCACTCATGCATGCGTTCGGCCTCTTTCTCAAGAACTGGTGGTCAGTGCGCAATGCGGCCAACATGCGCTCCACGACGCCTGTCATCTACGCCAGCGGTCAGTCCGGCGAACACATCGGCGATGCACTCCACGACTTGGAAAAACAAGGCTATATAAATGTTGTCAGCTTTGATTACGAGCGCTTTGATTCCGGCTTCCAAGTGAAACATCTCCGCACCTCTCACGCCGTTTTTCACGCGTTGCTTGATTTCGACTCCGCGCGCGGCAACATCTCGCGACATGCCCTTAATGCGCAATTGCACAGCAAGGCGCGTTTCATGATTGGGCATACCACTGTTGCGAGTTTCGAATTTGACGGGAGGCGCAATAGTGGCGATTCAAACACTTCGTGTGAGAATTCGCTCATGAACGGTCTCGTCATGCAGCGCGCGTGCGAACTCGCTGGCGTGGAAGCCGTTGTCGTTGTCTGTGGCGATGACACGATGATTCTTTCGCGCTTGCCATTGGACCATCAAATATCACGATTGCGGCAACATATTGCGGAAGTTGGCTTCAGCGTGACTGGTGGGCCCGAGCCGGGAATCGTTGGTGCACGCTTCCTTGGTAGCGTGGTGACGCGTGTCTACGACGACACGGGGCGCGAACGGCGATTGCTTGTGCCCGACGCGCGCCGCGCTTTGTGCAAATTGGGGTGGTCCCTCGAATGGAGGGAGGCTTACCTCGATTGGTCCCGTGGCGTCGCCCTCGCGTATCGTGATCTTTGCAGCGCCGTCCCTGTGCTCTCAAATTATATTCAAGCGGTGCTGCGTTCGACACCCTGTCACCGCTCCGATGCGGCGATCATGCGGATGGCGAGACGAGCACGCGACGCACCACAAATTCTTCGGTGCGCGGGTATGTCTTACCGCCCCCGGCCGCACCCGATGGCCATGCACGATTTTTGTGCAGCATACGGCGTCCCTGAATACGCCGTCAAGTCTCTTTGCGATCAGCTTGATGCTGTTGAAGTCCTCCCCGTCTTGATCGAAGCGGCGGGATGTCAGGGCTTGTTCGAGGAATGCTGATCACCCGCTCGCGGGATGCAGACGAAAACTGATGAGCTTTTGGTCTGCTGAAAGAACCAGAAAGCGAAATGAGACACTAACCCCTCTTCGGGTTCGACACACATTTTGAAAGTGTGTTGACAGAAAATCCTGGCTTCCAATGCCTGCAAAGTCACATCCAAAACGTGCTTCCAGTCGAAACCGGCGTCGCGCGGGTTCGAAAACACGTCCGAAAGTACAAGTCAAAGTCACGACGCGACCCGCTCCGAGGCCCGCCCGAGCACAGCGAGCCCCGCGAGCGACGTCTGCAGTCACAGTCCGCAAACCACACTTGCCCAAAGCCACACGGGCAAGCATTCCGAAATCGCGGCACGCAGTTGCAGAAATGTTTGCAATGCCGCATTTCGCGCCCACCGTCCGTCTCTCGACGGGATACACGGGCGTCGCGACCGCAGTTTCTTCACCATTCGCGATCCAACAACTGGATTGGTCCGACCCCGATTCCAGCGCCGACAACCCAGTCCCAGCCGGACAGACGTTTGTGGCAGTGTCCCGATCACCACTGACAGCGCAAATTCAATGGGTCACGAACAAAGCGGGAGCGGAATACACGTACCTCGCCAAGTATACCCAGTATTCCGTCTCGAGGGTACCAACGGGTCTCGGGGAGATCCTCACGCTGACGCACCTACCACGCACGCCGACTTACCTCCAAGTGCAACGGTGGGACTTCGACGAGACCTTCACCTTCGCACTCCACGGTCCGCTTTTCTACCCCGTTGACATTGACGCCACCAAAGCCACCTGGCTTGACGGAAACAGCACCTCCAACGTCATGGTTCGCGTCACGCTCATCACCGCCACCAACAAGGAGGCGATCCGCTTCGGCGCACAACTCTACGACGGGCTGCAATGGGTCGATCTTAGTTACACGTCGAGTTCACCGGCCTGGCCAGACAACGACGAGCTCACGCTTGAGCTCAACACACGCGGGTACCACCGATTCTATCTTTTGAACGAAGATGGCGATCTGAATCTTGGCCTTACAACACGCTTCGAGTTCACTGGCCACGCTTCTGCTTTTTCTTTCAAGCCACTGCCCCAATGGGAATCGGTTGAAGCCGCAGTCGACACAATTCGTGTCAGTGGCGTCTCTTTGATGGTCACTCCCAATGCACCAGCGCTTTATCGAGGTGGTCAGTGCACGGGTCTACAACTTCCCAATGACCGTAACTGGTTTTACCCTTGTGAAACCGGGGACCCGTACTCCACCCTGTCTTCCGATCAAAATGCCACCACCATGGACTTCCAAAATGGCATTTATGGCTTTCTGAAGCCGACGGATCCCGAAGACTTGCGTTTGTTGGAGCCACTTGTCACACGAAACGAGATCGTGGTGGGCTATCGCAATCCCGTCAATCCACCCGGCGGATGGTTGGTCGCTGTTGCGAAGGTGTCGAAAGTCGATGCTGCATACCCGGGCGGGTTGGCACACGTCACCACGTGCTTTGCAACCGAATTCCAAACTGTTTCCCCCTGGTTTGAAGTGTCGCCGCCCACGATCACCGTCGCCCAGTTCGAACAAGGCCTTCAGATCTCCACGCGCATGCCTCAGTGGCACACGAACTCGTTTCACATTGGCGACATCTTGAAGTTTGTGTATTCTGGCGCGAAGAAGGTTCTTGGTGCTGCCCCGGCCATTGCAAATGTGGTTTCCGCGATTGCGCCTGAGGCGTCCCCGATTGCCAGCTTCATTGGCAACATCGCTGGCCAAATTGGCCACATTCTGCCCTCTCTGTAAAGAGTGGGCGTCCCATAGGCTGACCACCTATGGTAAGGACTACGCGAAATAATTCGTAAGATGGTCAGGCGGCATCGGCCGCGGGCGGCTCCTGATGGCTCTAGGGAGACGCCCACCGGAACACCTTGACCCAGTGTTCTGTGTATCGGTGGTCCGTTTCTTGGGGTGTCTGACGTAAATAGACACTCCCGCCCCGCCACCTCGGTGGCTAACCAATGAAATCCGTGTTCGGCTCCGGCTGACACACAAG